TACTTACTGGATAAACAGCAACATCGTGAGCAGCGTTAAATAACTTATCACCACTTCCTCCTTTGCAGAAATATAAATATTTTTCCATTTTTTATAAAACTTTTAATAGGTTAATAATTAAGATTTCTTGATCAACATGTAACGGTTAGCCGCAAATCCTTCAAAACCTCTTTCACATCTGTAGTGCGATTGTAGCACGTCAGTTGTGTTAGTTTTATTTTGTAGAATAGCAGAACCCGTTAACCAGTGCTCCATATCTCTCGAATAACCATTAGCCGCTTTATATCGTATTCTTAACGATGGAATACTTTCGCCAGACTTAGCATCTTTACGCATATCCATAGGAATGCAAACACCATATCCACCGTAGTTAAATCCAGTAGCACCTAATAATCTTGGGTGATTAAATAAATCATAAGTTTTCTTATGGAATGTATAACCTCCTCTTGTGAAAGAATTAAACCCTAAGTTTAACGCCATGTTCTTGTTGTTTTGGAAAGTACCATAATTAGCACCACCAGCTGCATAAGCACCTTGAGCAGCTAATAAATCATCAACATCTAAAGATAGATCGATACCAGCATACATAGCGTATTCTTTAGCACCTCTATATTTATCTAATGATTTAATAACAGCATCAAAATCCGCCATTGTAATAGAAGCAGAACCTAAGTCCATAGACTGTCCATCTGTTTCTATCCAAGGTAGAAGACCTTGAGTTCCTCTAAGTGTTGAGTTGTTAGCAACGTTATTACCACCTTGAAATTCAGTAGTAACTGGTGTTGCAGAACTCGTAAGGGTAGAGTTAGTAATATCCTCACCTAACATCATCATAATCTCAGAGTAATCCATAAATCTCTTATAAGTATCTGATTCACCTTTTAAGTACCATACATATCCTGAGCCCATTTTTTCATTGTCAACTTTTACGTAAACAACGTTTGTAGCCTCAGAACCTGTTACTTCAAAAGATTCTTTTAAGATCATACACTTATTAGAGTATTCGTGAATTAACGGAGATAAACTATCTGGTTGTGATCCTCCTTCTGGATGAGCATTACCAATGATAGCAAATTCATAAGCATCACCTGTACCTGTTTTAGCAACGTTAGCTCCATCAATAGAGTAAACCACCACTGTATAACCAGAAGTATTAGGAAAGTTTGTTGATTTACAAAACCACATGTCACCATCCTTATCACGTAAAATATCACCAGGTCGTACTGGAGAATATTCACTAGTTCCACCCGCAAAGTTTGATTGGTATGAATCCGATGCTAATGTTAGTGTTACCGCAGCAGAATTATTTGCTGATGCACTTGAAAATGTTGCACTTACACTGTTGTGTCTGAACGCTTCTTCGTAGTGTTCAAATGTTGTGTTAGAACTAGGAGCTTTTGAGCCCATTAGTTCCATAAGTCCCGTAATACCTTGTTCGCCATAACGCTTAACAAGTTTATCAGAGACATCTCTTTGACGTAAAGAGTTCGTAGTTAAGTTACTTACGTAGTTCTCATTGGTAGCAATTTGAACCGCAGAAGGCTTAATATGAACTTGTCCGCCTAAACTTACTGTAGCCATTTTTTAAAATTTTTTAACTATTAATTATTATTATTATCTATTCCATATTGATCCTGTTCCATTCATCTGATCATCTAGTTCGTCTAAAATGTCTCTTTTACGTTCTGTATTTTGTCTAGGTTCGTTATTAAACGAAGGATTTTTAATATCCCTTACTACCTGCTCGGTTCCCTTTGACCTGTATTGATTAGCTACACTTCTTATTATATCTTGAAAATTTCTCAAAACAAACATATCAGTATTTAACTTATCAAAATCCCAGCCACCTTCTTCATCAACATATTGATTAAAGAAATCATTTAAGTTAGAATTTGCATCTACTAAATCACTCCTATGATCATCAGTTAAAGCGAATGTGAACTGTTCTCCAGAATCATTAATATCAAACGTTATAGACTCAACCTCATCAACTTCAGAAGACATATTATTAACCCAATCTTTCCTTACAGTTTCCTGCTCGGCTGAATTATCATTACTTTTAACAGGCGTTCTATATTTTTCCTGCATTTCCATAAGATTCTTCCTTGCGTCAGCAACATCCTTCTTTAGTTCAATTTTCCCAAGAGTTTTTTCACTATCACTGTATTTATCCTTGCCTAACTTGTATTTAGAGTCTATTAAAACATTTACTTCATCCATACTTAATTCTGGATTTTCTTGTTTTAAAGTTAGCCTCATAACATCTTCGTTAGACATTTTAGAATAATCAACAGCCTGAGTTCTGATATAGTCAGCTATAGACCTCCCTGTCTCACTTACAAAATTATTCATCTTCTCTAACTGTTCGTTAGCAAAAGACGTTTTCTTAGTGGACAAAGCGTCACTAAAAGAATCAATAGAGTCAAATTCTTGTTTAAACTGTTCGTTTACAAATTTTAAAAACTCTTTTTTATTCTTTTCAATTAATTCAGCTTCTGTACCCTCCTGTTTAGGTTGATTACTAGATTCAGTATTTAAAGAACGATCAACGTTATCTGATGATTCCGATACAGTCTCTTTTGGAGTCTCTACAGTTTCATCAGTTTTCTTTTCTGTTGTAGTTTCTGTTTGTGGTTCTGAACCTCCTGTTAAGTCTACAACTTCTTTTTGTAGCTCTTTAGGTTGCTCTTCTACAACACTACCACTTAGTTGTTCAGCGATTAAATCGCCCATTTCATCTGCCATAATAAATTAAATTAAATTAAACCTTGCTGCAAAAATATAACATTTACAGATATAATCAAATTATCTATAAGTTTTTTTTTACATTCCTAATTGTAAATCTGGATCTTCTATAGGTCCTTCATTACCTTTTCTTTGCTCAATCATCTTAGATTGAAAGTGTGCACTTTTCTCTACTGTCTTCTCTCTAGACTCCCCTTGAGCTTGGTTAGCTGCTACTTTTCCAATATTACTAGCCTGTATTTCTTTTAATCTTCTCATATGTGAAGCTTCCTCAAACTGATTCTTCAACTGAAACTCCATCTGCATTTTCTGCATTTCAAACTGAGAATCCATCTCTTTCATTTTAGCATCTATCTGAGCTTGCATCTGAACCTCTTGTTGCTTCATTTGTGCCGCCACAGCTGCCGCCTGTTGCTGTTGTTGAGAATTAGCTTGTGCCTGACCTTGAGCCATAGCCATCTGCTCTTGCTGATATTTCTTTCTTCTTAAAACAAGCATCTTAGATCCTAGCTTAGGATTATTAATATCTCTAATTGTAATAGCATCTTCTATTCTAAGTTCCTTTTGGGCTAAAGACATTTGTATAGCTTGTTCTAATTGAGCCTTTTCTTGTTCGTCTGGAGCTATTTCTATAGCAATACCAAAATCATGCAAAGAAACATTTTTATTAACCTCTATTGTTTTCATTACAGACTTGCCTAGTGCAGACATGTATCCTTTAACTGGTTTGTCATACTCAACTATATCCTGTAATTTCATACATATAGACTTAGCTAAGTTTTCAACCACTTTATTAAATCCATCATCTATAGCTCTAGTAGCATTATTAGAAGCCATCAACTGCATTTTTTGAACGCCTACAAGTGCTTCACTGGATGGTTTAGCACCATCTCTAGCTTCGTTTACACCCGTCACATCTCGAATCATATTTAGATTATGCTGATATATTTGTATAAGTTGCATCATATCTCTACCAATACCATTTTCAAGCTCCTGTATAGGCAAAGTGCTAGAAGCTACACCTTCATCATCTATACGTCTATAATATATATTACCAGTTTGATCATATATCTCCTGTAATTCTAATGGTGTAAAAGTACCACCATCTCCTTTAGAAACATTCTCTAAAGATCCAATTTCAAAGGCAGCCCCTTTTGGTCTAGCTTTAGCCATAACCTGCTGCATCTTTAAGTGTGCTATTTGTATTTGATCAGCAAAAGGAGTCATTCTTTCAACTAAAGACACATTACGCATATTATTTAAATTAGGGCTGTATAGTATATATGACAACCTTGTCTCTGATAAATTAGATTTAGGTCTAGACATGTTTTTAGCCAACTCATAATCAAAGATATAGTCACTTCCAACAATGTATTTTCCGCTATACACAACTTTTACAGTGCTTTTTAACTGCTCTCTTTTGTATTTAGATTTCTTAGGTGGCTTATATCCTTTTTTTCTTTTACGAACAGAAAACCCTCCAAATGCGTTATCCTTCTTTTCAAAGTTTAAATCATAAGTTGAAATAAACTCAGCGTCCATTATCTGAACAGAAAATTTATCATACTCATTAGCGTGAGAAGAGTAGTTTCCAAAAGATCTTCCATACAGACTATCTTCATCTTTATTTTTAGTAGCGTAATTCTGAGCTATATCATCATACTCATCATCAGTAAACTGTTCTCCAGCCATTTGTTTTAATTGAGATATAGTGACTGTGTAAACTTCTCCAGCATGCTGTATATTTCTATAGTCAGAAGTTTGAGAATGTGATGTTATTAAGTTTAAAGGATCTACATATCTTATTTTTATACCCTCTGATGGATCTATATAAGTTTTTAAACCCGCTGTACCAATAACAACTAAATCTCTTATACATTTTTTCTTTATCTCATCAAAATCATTTTGTTGAAGAACAAACTCTACACCTCTCTCTATAGATATTTCATGTGCCTGTTTGTAGTTTAATGTCATAAACAGTTCTATTTCCTCCATGCTTTCAGGAATAAAACCCTTTTTGTTAAAGTTAAAACCTGTAGACTTAGAGACTTGTTGTCTAATAGGAGCATTCATCATATCAGCAATCATCACCTTTTTATCCTTTCTTCTTTCGTCTGTAGACAACTTATCTATAGCGTTAGCTTTTATAGCAAACTCTCTGTTTGTCATATCTCCACAAACCACATCCACAAATTTAGGTATTATAGAAACTGGAGTCCAGTCTATATTCATATAGGAAGAGTCTCCCTCAACATCTAATAAGTCTTTATACTTAGAAACACTTTGTGTTCCTTCAGCGTATGCTCTCATTTTATTGAAAGCTCTTTTTTTATCTTGGTAGGCTAATTCTGTGCTATTCTTCCAATCAGAGTACATAGTCTTAAAATATTGAAGACCATATTCTTTGGAAGCCTTTTCTTCGTTTGTTGCGAAAACAGTAGGATAACCCCCTATTAATTCAAATTCTTTTTTCATCTATATTTTCTTAGACATTAATCCTGTATTCCTATATTTTTTTACAAAGTTAAGATTTATTTTTGGAATTTTCTTTTCAATTACATGTTTTTGTGCAGCCAAAAGAGCTAAGCTTGACGCAACTGTAGCATCATACTTAGTTCTGTTAGTTGGCTCAAATCTACTCCAGTCATCTAAAAGCCTGTTAAAATAACATTTTCCCATCTCTTGAGTGTCTGTATTCATACCAACATAATCATACACATAGCTAGCTACCGCTTCTGTTTGTGCATTTAAAACAGCAACACCAGTGGAAGGTATACCTTTTGTTTTTTGCTTCCTACTATTGTCCGTATGTGTAGATTCTGGTCTATCCATTAAATAATTGTAATAACCTCTTCTTTCAAAATACTTTATTATTCCTATTTTATTATTTTCTATAAGTATAGGGCACCCGTAAAACACACAGGTTTTTAATACGTCCTCATAAAACATTTCTGCCTTAGGAGGTCTAGCTATATATTCACAAACAAACTGATTAGAAAAATCATCTATCATGCTAAATTTTTTGTAAACATAACAAGCAGCATCAGATCTTCTTCCGTCAGTGGTTGTATCGTGATCGTAAGGGTCACATCCAGCTACCATCTCTATATCATTACCAGGAGCCTTTTTATTGTAAACCATTTTAGACTTGTTTCTTCTTTCTTCTGGAGGTATCCAAGATATTCTCCATCTCCCCTGAGATCCTGGCTTCCACATTACGGAAGTATCTTTTTCTCCATTCTTCCAAATAAAGTCTCCTTTTACAATTAAGTTTCTAGCTTCTTCATTATAATCCATCTGTTGATATATTCTCTCAACATCAAAGGGACTGTATCTTGAGTCACTTCTAAAAGCTTCATCTATAGTAAAAGGTCTCTGTCTCTTTTCTTCTGAAAGCTTAGTAGTGTTTCCCTGATAAGCGTCTCTTATATTCTGTAAATATTCTTTAGCTCCTATTTTTTTTCCTATAAATTTGGCTTGATCTTTAGTAGGTGTATCTACAACTGAGAATCCATATTCATCTATAAAGCCTTCGTAACCATCGTAAGCTGGAGTAAAATAAGAATACATCCCTGATCTAGTTCTACCGTTGGCATCTCTTTCCTCTATATTGCTATCAAACCATATATTCTTAAAATTTTCACCTCCAGAAACTTCTAGTTCATTAACAGTAGAAGGCATAAAGCATCTTCCTATTATTTTATCTCCTAGAGTTAAGCATGATCTTACTACTTCCCAATTTTTTTCCACACTTGCCTCTGTCCACTTACCAGCCTCATCACATAAATACCTTATTAGTTTAACTGAGTCATATGAGTTTTCTCTAGTATTTCTCCAGTCTATTCTACTATTTAAAGCTTCTGACTTAGTAACCTTAGCGTAGTTCTTTGTTATTTTTTGTCCTGGAGTATTAAAACTAAGTGTACTCTTCGGATTATCGCTACCATCAATTATTGGCTGGAAAAAGAAAGGTAAACTTCTAAACATGTAAACCAACTTGTCTGTAAATAAAGACTTGGCATCAGCACCCGTTTTACTTGTTATGCCTCCATGAGAATTATATCTAGCTGTTATTTCATGTAGAAGCATAGCTGCCCCTTTATAAGAAGCTCCCTCTCTACGGTGTTTAACCATTACCATACCAAAACAATCAGGATCTTGTTTGCATATTTCCCAAAAGATAAAGAACCTCCTATCTCGATCTCTATACTCAGGATATCCAATATCCATCTTACACCAGTTTAAATAATAGTAATGCTCTCCTGTTATATATGTAGGTTCTCCATTATTCATAAACCATACACCTTCATCTCTTCTTTTAAACTCTTGATCTATAAACCATGAATATTTAGGAACAGTATCCTCATTAAGCCCTTCAGGCATTTCAGTTCTTCTCCACTTTTGATTCTTCTTTTTTAGATCTGAAAATAATATATCCTTTTTGCTAGGCTTAACAGGAAGCTTAAATTTTAAACCATTTACTTTTATATACCCTGTCATAATAAATTTTAGCCAATTATGCAAATATAATAAAATAAATTATACTCTCTATTTTTTAGCGTACTTTTCTGAGAAGCCAGCTCTGAAAGATTTTTCCTCTAATTCAGTTTGTTGTTCGGCTGACACGCCTTCGTTGATTTGATTTTGTATTTTATGTATAGCCATTAGAATATCTTGAGCGTCCATAAAACACTCTTTTTTAGCTTTCATAGCGTTCCTAGCCTTATCATCTTGCAATTCTGGATCTATAGGCTTCTTAACTTCCTCTAACAATAAATCAAATGCTTTATTCCCAGACTCTATTAGTTTCTCTAATTTTTTGCTTACATTTACTTCTTTCATTTAATTTAATATTTAATAATACTGCACACCTTTCGTAACACTCCATATCTTCATAATATTCTATCATAAAATCTATAAAGCCATCAAACACTTCTTGATCTAAGTTCTCCTCTACCACGTTCCATAAAAAATATGGTTTCGATGAAGAGTCCAGTATATCTTCTATAGACTTTCTACCAGTTAATAAATCGTAAGAATTTGAAACACATATGTCTATTATTTCTTGGGTATCTAACATTATTCGACTTTTGCTAATATATCAAAGTTACGCATTCTCAGTAATTTTTCACCCTCAATTATCATATCATATTCAGAATTTTCTGAAAAAACTACCTCATCACCCTTTTTTACCCCTAATTTTTTAAGGTCGTCATTCATATATTCTACATATCCATGTAACTCTACATCTTCAGCTTCTGGCTTTAAATATATACCTGAGTCAGATATATAGTTAGATTCGTCTTCTACTTTCTGCTTAACAAAATTCCATTGATGTAACATTTTAAGCTTACCTTTTCTGACTCTAGCGTACATATAAGTCCAGTGTATACTAAATACCTTTTCGTCATCATGGAACTTAACTCTGTTTTCTTCACTTGTTAAAAAGTGATGGCAGTACACTTTATCTCCCACTTTAACATCTAACTTTAAACCTTTGGGTAAACCTACAGGTAGTGCAACAACTGTGCCATACTGTCTAGCATGTTTTAACTCATCAAAGGAAGTGTCCATAAAAAGTTCCTTCCCGTTAACTATTATAGTATCTTCGTGAATTTTTTCTACCTTAATAAAGTAGTAATCTCTTATTGGTCTCATATTAATTAACTTCGTATTGTTCTCTTTCTTGAATGTCAAATTCTATAGCTGTTGGTTGATCAAAAAACCTTTTCCAAGGTCTTGAAAATTCATCTCCCCTAGCCTTTACGTATACATCATAAACAACTTGCTGATGTTTATACCAAGCTGCCTCATCCTGTATAATTGCTGTTATTTCTATATTTCCAGCATTCATTAGTTGACCTACCTTATATGTAAGTCCCTGTTTTAAATCTCCTATAGTTATCTTTCTAATAATAGGATTTATAGATTCTATTTCACTCATTTTAAATTGAATTATTGTTATCTTCTGTCTTTAGATCGTAATGATATTTTAAATCTTCAAGGTTATCTATAGGTGTTCCAGTCATATTGCAAAACCCGCCCAATCTTATTGTTTCAGCCATATCTTCATATTCCTCATGTTTTTCTTTGTGTAAAGCTACTTTGAGTAATATTAGATAGCCTATAAGATCTGACACTGTATCTTCCGTCTTGTCATTTATACCTTTATTCTGTATACGCATAAGCTTATCATCTATACGTGCACATAAAGAATCTACTGGTGATCCTGAAGAAAATACGTTTGATGGGTTAGTGGCTGAATCGCCATAGTCTCGGTTCTTCTGTATAAGAAGATCTTTCATAGATTCGCACATCTCCTCTATGAGTTGTTCTGTTGTTTTCATGGTATTGTATTAAATTAAATTTCCACTAATATAGTGAAAATATTTTATAATACAAACACTAGCTTCCTATAACTCTACTTATTCTTTCGTAGAACACATATATTTTTTTAGCTGCAGCTGCTAAAGATTGAACACCCACAACAGGCTTTAAGTAAATATTCGTTGTAAGAGCATTTGATTTTTGAGTAGTCTCTGTTTGAGTTGATCCACCAGCAACTGCTGAAGTTGCTAATCCATATTGAACATCATTTACAAAAACTGAAACTTGTCTGCTTGAATCTATCTCTATTCTAAGTCTGTATATTGTGCTTGCAGCTACAGTTATTCCTAGGTCGGTAACTATGTCAGTTCCACCTACAGAATAAACAAAGTGTAAATTTCCGTTTGTTGTTAAAGCTCCTAAATCGTCATCAGTATGATCAGCGAATAAGAAGTATGCTTGGTCAGCATCTGTAGTGTAGAGTCCTGTCGCTGTCAATTTTAAACCAGCAAAGATACCTATATTAGTTATGTCGCTATCAGTTTTAATAGCCCCTTCCCAATGGACCTGAGCATTAGTTCTCCAAGTACCTGCCCCCCACATAGAAGAATTAAGAGGATCATCATCTGCACCTCCTCTAGGGAATAATATCACTTGATCATCATCAGCCCCGTCAGTTTGAATACCAATTCCCCCTTCGGTAGCGTGCCACATAACGTCCTGACCAACACCGTCAGCATTAGTACCCGTTATCATTATGTTAGGATTTTTATATTGTAAGAGTTCTTGCTCATCAACATGAACAGTAATGGTTCCAGATCCAAGATCTATACCTCCACCAGTATTGTTACTTAGGGTTACAGTAACTGTGTTTGCTGCTGTAACTTGAGCCGACAACTCTAAGTCTTGAACATCTAAAGAAAAAGAAGCTCTAGCAAAATCTCCAGGTGCAGCTCCTGTTACTGTTATCTCTTCTGCTTCTTCATCTCCATCAGCTATACTACCCCAATCTTTTGTTTCTGTAGCACGCAGATAAGGTCTAGGTAGTTGAGCAAAATATTCTTCAAGCTCTATTCTTTCAGATGGTCTCTTGAATGATCCTTTTCCTCTCATCTCTATAGATCCATTAACAACAACCTTGTCATTAGTAGTATCTACAACAAATAAACTTGTATTGCCACTACGAGTAATTTTAAAAGCGTCTGTGCTTGTTCCTAAAGAAAATAAAGCTGTACCAGAATTATTTCCAACATGTAAAGTGCAAGTGGGAACAGTTTGATTAACACCGAAGTAAGTTGAACTAGATACTATTCTATTAGCAGAATCTTCTACATACAAATATGTATTGTTTCCAGGTGAACTAACATCTATATCTCCAATCTTAGTATTATACCCCCCTAAACTATCTCCAACATAAAACTTATTGTATCCATTTACATTTTGAACTAATATAGATTGAGTAGAAGTTCCTATTATATGCAGGTTAGCTCTAGGAGTTGATGTAGTAGATAAGTTAAAAGATAAACTACCAACTATATTAACTCTTGACTGACCTAGAGATAAAGCACTTTGAATACCATCTCCATCTTCTATTACAGTTGGAGTAGATCCGTTAAGTCCTACAGTAGATTCTGTCTTTAATAAAGTTTTATAACTATCTTTTATATTTTGTCCTGTTAGTGTCGCCATTATATTTTATTATTATTAAGTTACTGCTAGAGTTACTTTTGCTCCCCATAAAAATTTATCTGCGGCTCCTAATTCTACTTTTATCCATAAATCCTGAGTAGCACCACCAGCTATAGTATTACTGCTTAAAGCTATATCTGCGTTTGTATTTCCTTGTGTTGTTGTTACAGCGTTAGATGCTCCAGTTTGATAATTATAAGCCCCAACAGTTACAGCATTAGTAATAGTATCACTACAATAAACATGAACTTCTGTTACTGTATGTCCAAAAGGTATCTCAACGTGAGCATATAGCTCGTCAGCTGTGTTAAATTGGTGAATACCTAGTTTATCGCTTTGTTGATCTGCTGCAAGAACAGGTCTTCCTGAATCTCCATTTGCAATAAATTCATGAGGCATAACCTTCAATGTAGTTGTTTGAACCACAACCTTACCACTTGAAACAGGCATAGAAGCAGAATTAGGACCCTGTTCAAAAGTTATTGCTCCCATTGAATCTAATGTTATTTGACCATCAGCAGCGATTTCAAAGTGAGCAGCTTCAGTGTCCGCATCCACCGTTGTTATGGTAGTAGCTCCTTCAGCACCTACAGCTATAGTAGCGTAATCACTTGGATTAGCAGAGCTTTTTATAATTATATCAGCACCAGCACCATTTGTAGCCGCTACATCTATACCGTAATTATTGGTTGCATCAGTAGCTCGAAGGTATAAACAAGTGTTTGTATTGCTACCATTAGTATTTGCACTATCTACTGATACTTGGATACCCGTTTGACTAACGCTACTACCAACATGGTTACTTGTAGCTGAATCAACACAATTCATGTATAAACCAACGTATCTATGTGTCCCAAGGTCAGGAGTATTACCACTTTTAATGTAATCCCAATCTCCAAAAACACCAGATAAGTTGCTGTAGTCAGACGTTGATGTTTTAGTAACATTAAAATTTGATATAGCTGCTGTTGTTAAGGCGTTAGCTGTAACATCTATTACAGAGACAGTGTCGTTATCAGCATCTATGTCTAAAGCTATTTGATCTGCGTCATCGTTGTCAATTAATAATGCTGCATTACCAGAAGCGGAACCATTTTCTATTTCAACTCCTCCACCATCAGTGCCCGCAGAATCGAATTTTACAAATCCATCTATACTAAAGGTTAGATCAGCAGCGTGGTTATCATCATCAATAGTAGATATTGTTGTAGCACCCGCAGCTGTAGTAGCTATAGTGAATTTATCTCCTGAGTCAGCACTGCTTCTAATGCTTAAGTCTGTACCTCCATCTATGGTTGTTATAATAATTCCATGTGTCTGATCAGCATCCCCTCCAGTAGCTGAAATATCAAGACCCGTGTGTATTATAGTTCCCGTGGCATTAGTATTGTTTAATGTTATTTTCTGTCCAACAAGCTGAACAAAACCCGAACCATTATTTGTAGCGGAGTCAGCTAAGTTAATATCTATACCTCTAACTGTTCTAACATTAGAAGCTGTAACAACACCAGATTTATCGTAATCTATTTCTATTATATTAGCAGTTGCTGTACCTGTTACTGTATCTGTAACATCAAAATTAAGAGCTGATCCAGTTGTAAGAGCAGAAGTCGATACATCTATAATGTTAGCTGTTGTATTATTAGCATTTATATCTAACGCTATCTGATCTACATCAAGATTGGATATTGTAGCTGCGGCGGTGCCTCCGTCTGTTGGATTTTCTATGAATAGTTTTCCCCATGATTTTGCTGAGGTTCCTAGACCTCCTTCTTGATCTGCTCTGGGGACTATATTAGGTGTTGCCATATTTCTTTTTCTTTATATTATTTATATTATGTTATCCATCGTAAGGGAATACTGTTGTGTCTATAGGTGTCAGGTCTGAACCTGAAATCTCCCAGTAACCCTCATCATCAACAGGATCTTGAGGCATGTAGTCATTATTTCCATCTAAATCCCAAGAATCATTAAAATCATACGTTGTAGGAATTGGTGTTATGGCAGTATCTGAATCTGCCGCCTCCCACATATAATCTTCTATAACGGTAGCTGCCGCAGCAGTTCCCTGCCCAACTAAACCACCGACTACCATTGATATTCCTATACCTAATGCCATATTTTATTTTTTATTGAGGTGCTAAGTAAGCTATTACTCCCCCATCTGAATCTGCCGCTACAGCAAATGATGTCCATCTTCCATATAGTGTTATACCTTTAGGCATAACATTTGCAGAAGCTATAGTATCACCTCCACTACCTTCATAACCATTTCCATCTTCATGAGCAGAGTAAGCTGTGCTAGGAAACATTCTCTCTCCGTCAGTAGTGTTTTCTGCTGTTAATAATGTGAAACCGTTATCTGCTAAAAATGTTATAGCACAAAATATATATCCAGAAGGTGGAGTTACAGTTCCTGTTGTGTCAACAAATATAGATCCGTACTGTCCTAATGTAGCTTCTTGTGCTTTTGATCCTGATAATGCCATTTTATTTTCTTTTAAATTGTTCCGTACAAATATAGTAATTAATTCCAAATATAAGAAATATTTAGTATATTTGATCTATTATAAATTAAATTTAAGGTTTTGGACAGGGACAATCCTCTTAAGTATTACAGGAATGTTTTATTTAAGTTTAGAGATAAATATGATCTTAAAGTGTCTGATATAGAGTTTTTATTCTTTGTATATGACATGGGGTTTTTTACAGGCTTAACTATAGCTAAAGACTACAAATGCTCTAATAGCTTTATAACTAGGAACCTTCCAGACCTAATGAATAAAGGATATGTAAAAATATATCTCGAGAAAGCACACAATAGAGCTAGAAGATATATGATATCTCAAAGAGGAAAAATATTAGTTACTAAATTTTATAGAGAACTAAAAGAATACAGTTATGGCTTACATGAATAAAAAAAAGAAAAAGTATAAACTTAACAAAAACGTTAAAAAAGCTGTTGATGGAGAAATAGTAGAAGAGGCTGCTGATTGGTTTATGGAGTTTTTAGACAAACTCTTTACTGGAATAGCGGATATAGATCTTGGAGCAGGAATAGATAGTATTCTAAACTTTTTCAGTGGCGGTGGCGGAAATAAAATCACCAGCAAAAGAGGAACTTCTGAAGGTGTGGATCTTAATAGAGGATCTAGAGGGATAAATCCTAACACTTTCATGAGTTTTAATAGGCTTCCAGGAATGGGGACAGAATGGTTTTCAAATGTTTACGAAACTGGAGATTGGAACCATGTGCCAATGGGTACTGGTCCAGGATCTAAAATAGATTTCCCTGAAGGTGTATCAACCGATGAAATATCTCCTGCATCTTTTCAAAACTTACTTGATCAAATTTGGGGTAATCAATACGATTACCAAGAAGATGAAGATAGAAAAGATAAAATACAGAAAGGTAATTGGTCTAGAAAGGCATCTCCTATAGTAAGATTTTTGGAAACAAAGGGTGGAGACACTATTAGGTTTGACGAAGATATGTTCCATAGACTAATGCAGCTTGATCCTGAGGCTATATCAATTCTAGATCAGATGAATTTTAACTTCCCTAAAAGAACAAACTACTCTGATAGAAAGCTGGAAGAAAAATTCGATGTAGAAGGTGGACAGTTTAACACTTCTGATAAGAGATTCCTTCAAGATTTAGACGAAAAAGCTCTAATGAAATATTTTAAAAACCTTCAAAAAAGTGCTAAAAGATGGCTTAAAAATCCTACCCCAGGAAACCTGCCTAAAGGAAACCCTATTTTTGATTTATTCACTACTCAAGCATTATTTAATGATCCTAACATGACTTTTCAAGATGTTGATCAGGTGTCAGAACTTTTAAAAGGTGAGAAGGTTCAAGATGCTATAGCTGATCTCCACCCAGACTTTGTTTCTAAAGGACCGTTCAAGCAATCACTTGGGTTTAATCCTGGTTACGCTTTTAATCCTGGAGCTAAAGGAGGTGCTTATGAAATGAGAGGTCCTATGAGTGATGAATTTAAAGAAAAAAAGGGACCATACGCTGAATTTGTTTCAGGTACTCCCCAGAGTTATATAGAGAATTTCAAACTATCTGGATTTGAAAACCAGAGAGACGTTAATGATGAGTGGTTATATCTTCAGAATATAGCTATGGGAGAAGATAAAAAAGGTAATCTAGGAAAATTCGATGTAGCTCAAAAACTTTTAGATAGCAATGATTTTTTTGTTAAGTTTAATGAAAAGTATCCAAATACTAAACAGGTGTTTGATGTTAGGAAAGATAAGATTCTATTAGAGGGAGACGCTCAACTACAGCAGTGGATTAATTCGGATCAGATTCATTTTGATGCGGAGTCGGGTAGACACTATAGAACTAATCAAAGAGGAGCAAATAGAATATTTTTAACACCAGATCAGGAAGGGGTTTATAGAGAAGCTGCGATAGATAAGTGGTTTGATAATTCTGGATGGCAGAGTGCTATAGATCAACCTGTTGACCCTATAGACAAAAAACTGATAGGAACAGTTCCTTCTTCAGGAATGGACAACACTTTACAAAAATCTACAGGAGGTCCTGTGGAATTTATAGGTGGTGATTCTGATGGTGTTGGTGGTGATATAAACGATATAAACAATAATCAAGGTTCAGATTTTGGTGGTAGGAAAGAAAAATCTATTGACGCTATTCTATCTTCTGTCAAGAACCAGACACATATAAAAACTGGAGAAGAATATGGTGGGGGAGATCTAAAAAGAGATGCCGATATTATAAAAAAGGAATTTGGAGACGAAGCTTATAACTCTTTAATGAAAAGGCTACAAGACCTACCTTCAGTAAGAAAGGAAACATCTTCATCTACCGTAGTTGATGGGGGAGACGTAGATAATAGAGTAGATAATAGAGAAGCGGGAGATAGAGACAGGGTGAGAGTTGATAAGAAAGATAAAAAGAAACTTTTTGCTTCTGGGGAAGATGAAGATACTCAAGGTGAAGGTGGTGAAGGTGATGATGCTGATAAGTCAGTAACAGACCAAATACAAGATATAAGGAATAGAGAGGATATAAGGGGTAAAGAGGAAGAGAATCTAGAAAAAATAAAGGAAAACGCAGAAAATCAAGAAAAACAATGGATGGCATGGAATGCTGCTCAGCAAGCAAAGAATAAAAAACCTTGGTGGGCGGTGTCAGATGAATATGAGGCTTATACAGATTACACGCCAATTTTTGCGAAAGATGGAGCATTTGGACCGAAATACAAAAGCTTTAAATCATTTGAAAATGGAGGAACAGTAGATAATCCATTTAGCTCAATAGCTGACAGATTTAGAGGGGGAGGGTCTTCAGGATTCGGTTCTGGATTTAAAATACCTACATTTTATGAGAGTAAAGAAGATACTACTAAAGCTGGAGAAATATATCTAGAGGCTAAGATAATGGGAATGGAGAATGAGATAGATAAGTTTAAGCAGGTTATGGATGTAGATAGCGAAGAAGATACAGCTAAGTTAGCAGCTATGCAAACAAGTCTTGAAGAAACTAAAGAGGAGCTGTTTATGCTTAGAGGTGGTCAGGTTACTAGAACCAGTGTAAACATGGAAAATAATAATAATGACGATAATTTATTAGAAGAATAATGGGAGAAACAATGATGATAATAATAGAGGGTGTAAGTGATCACTCTAAAAACATGGAAAGCAACGGTCATAGCGGTGAGATGGACGTAATGGGATATCAAACCAAAAACTTTCATATATGCCCAGGAGCACAAGAGTCTTTTGATGTAATGATAAAACAAGGACATAGAGGAGAAGATGCTGACGCTTTAGTTAACTTAGCTATGCTAGTTGATGAGTACCTAGGTATGGAAATAGAAGCATTAGAATCAGGAGCCAACCCTGGATTAATAAAAGGAATGATAGACAAAGGTAACAGTGCTATGTTTCACTTAGGATCTTTAGCTAATAAGCTAGGAGATGAAGCCATGATACAATTATTTGATTTTATGCCTGGTCACGTGCTTAAAGCTATGGGGATGGAAGATGAGTCTATATCTATGGAAGAAATGAATGAGAAGCCTATATCTATAGAGATGGGTGGAGGAACTTGTTAACTCCTTACTTTAGATCTGTTTTTTCTGTATTCACGCCTAGCGGCTTTACATCCTTCACATCGACACCCCTTTCTATACGCTGTAGTTGACGGACATGGAGCCCCTTCTTTCTGCCTAGCAGCAGCGTAATTACAGGAGGCATGTGAAAAAGCTATATTATCTAAACTAAAGAAATTACCTACAGGATCGTGAGTATCTAGCCATGGAGTCTTATGCTCTATAGTCATTCTCTTAGCTGTTTCTATTTCTGCACCACACTGGTAGCACCAGTTAATTTTAAGACGCTTAGCTAAGCTAAATAATAATTCCTTCTTTAATCTGTTTGATGCGGTGCTGGGATTCATCCCCAGCTGTTTAGTTTTTTTAGTTTTAATACACATTATTAATAGTTTAGCATTCCTCCAGTAGCAAATTCCCCTCCAATAGATCTTTTACCTGAAGGAACCTTACCGCCTTTCTCAAACTTCTTAAGTAGAGTAGCTTTCTTTAAAGCCTCTAATGCTGTCCTCTCACCCTTTGTCGCTCTAGCGGGGGGCTGTATAAGATCTAGAACTTCTCTTTTTGATAAGCCCATTTTTTCCCTGTACTTTTGAAAGTCAGAAGCGTCTAGCTTTATAAAAGCTGCTATATTCTGAGATATGGTATTATCTTTTCCGAAATTAGATGCGTACTTACTCATTAAATTAATAAAGCCATTATAGTCTTCATCACTTAAAGTATCTACCTTTTCTAAAGCCTGGCTAATTCCTTCTATAAGTTCATCGTTAACATTTGAATATGTAAATCTTCTTTCAGCCCTTTGTCTAGCTTCATCTTCATTAAATCCCGCCTCCTTAAGTTCTTCAGTCATAACATTTTTAAGGCTTTCTACATAAGGCTTTTCATCTCTGTACGCCTCAACACGATCCAAGTAATCAGTTACATCACCACCTATCTGTTCTCCGTAATTATCATAACCTATGCTTTCAGCTAGTTCATTAAAGTAATCATAATACTTTTGATCAACACTTTGATTTTCCTTATTTATCAACATCTGCAAGAAAGCGTTTTCAGCCTCTTCAACCTTTTGATTTAAACCTTCTCCCCCTGCATCTCCCATATCCACCTTTCCAGAAGGTACACTGTCTCTATAAAATAATTCATTAGCTATTAAAGGTTTTCCGTACATGCCTTTAGCTGCGGTCTGCTCCATATCCCTCTCTCTATCTCTCACTACTTTTTCCATTTTTTCTCTTAATTCGGGAGAAAGTTGATTTAATCTCTCTTCATTGTCTATTCTATCTTGATCTCTACCTTGTAGTGATGCGTCATACTTAGCTTTCAGACGCTCATTTCTCTCTTTTATTCTTTGTTCTCTGAACTTAGCACGATCATCTAATAGTTTTTGTTTTTCTTCATCAGTCAACTCCTCACCGTTTATCATACCGTCTTGAGCCTTTCTTACATTCCTTTTCTTTAGATAACTACCTCTAGCATTACGATCCCCAGGAGTCCTGGTTTTATTACCCCTGTTCTTAGATGGGCTTTCTAATACTATAGATCCGTCAGACATATGAGAAACATCCTTACCGTCCCCATTACCGTATGTACCCTTGTCCCTATTGATCTTGTTAAGCTTAGCACGCTTATCCTTAGCTTTAGGGCTGCTGTGAAACTTCCTGTATTCTTCTTTGTAATTTCTGGGCATAGGGCAAATATATAAAAAAAATGTGAGATAAGTATAGGTTGGGGATAATAATATAATGTAACGCACGTCCGAGCAATACCGAAACCGATATTTTTTAGGGGGGTAGGTCACTATATCTATGCATACACGATTTGAAACGTCGATTTTTGCAACTATTATCTAAATACATACATATAATATACACCACTACCCATACCCCAAATAATAATACATATATATATACATACCCGAAGTGTGTTTGTGTTTTGTTTTGATTGTCCGGCAAAGAATCTAGGGGGTTTACTATGTTTTGTGTGACACGTGCAAGCAGGGGCTAACTCCCCTACCAATTTAATACATAATCCACCTAACATACTGAAATCAAATTTAAGCCACATTTTCTTGCGTTTAAGAAACTTTCTCTCTGCTGTGGAATACTAATACTAAAACTCTCTGTTTCTTCATTAGAATCAATCTACCTCTGGTACCTCATATAGATATTTTTTTTAAACTTTTTTCCTCGAGAGAATGAAAATAATTTACATTTTATTTGGAAGTTATTTGTTTTTTACTTTAGTTTTGTACCAAACGAATTAAAGTTTTTATTATGAATACATTTTTACTATACACGACAACGATATTAATTACAATATGTGGAATAGATTTCATGTTATTCTTTTGGCTAAGTGAAGTGTCTGCTGAAATACTATTGATATCTTTTATTGTGTTTATGTTGAATATGTTTCATGAAGGATATAAAAACGAAATTACTAACTAAAACTATACAACTATGAATGAATTAATCGCACAATTTGAAATGGAACAAGCTAACATGAGTACAAGTGTAAGCGACACAATCAACACTATCAACAAAGCTCTGTCTCCGTTCAGCAACAAACAAGCACATATTGACATAATGAAGAGTATTACTGACGATTGCTAATAGCATGAAATAGGGGACAATGTTCCCTATATAATACTAATTAAAACTATAACTATGAGATTAACTATTTTAAACTACAATACAGGCAAAGTGTATCAACTAACATCGATACCCTCACAAGAATATATTAACAAGGCACACGAAGGAGATTGGGAAGATTGGCTATATAACTCAATCAATGTATGGAAAAGTAGCGAATGCTATTATATGATTCACGAAGATGAGGAAGTAGAAATGATTGACCTTGATGATGAGGGAATATATAGGGGATATTAAAATTGTAATTACTAACTAAAAAACTATAACTATGACTACTAAAAAATATCAAGTAAAGGACTTAATTAAAGGAGACATTTTTACTACCGAAACACACACAAAGACAGAACAAGAATTAAGGGATTGGGCAGAAGAAATAAGACAGAATGAAGGACTCCAAGATGTTGTACCTAACTATACTGAAATAGATAATCTAAGTGGAAGGTACTTTGATGATTTGGATAACTGTATAGAATTCCTTGAAGAATACGATTGGGAAATAACTGAAATTACTAACTAAAATACTATAACTATGGGAAGAATATCAATTTATCAAACAAAGAAAAGATTGGACTCCGGTCTAGATGATTTCAAGTTATTAACCTTTAAAGATAATAAGGATTATATGAAGAATCTAAGGGATTATATTCTAGATGTTATCAAAGAAGACTTTGAGGATAATATGCCTTCAAGTGGATGGTCTAGGTTTGAATATATATATAGATACTCTAAAAAAACTATTGGAGCAGGAACGTATAAATTTACTGCTGTGGATGAGAATAATCCAAGTGAATTAAACTTAATGAATTATTTTGTTGATAGATTTGAAAAGGAATTTAATCACGACTACAACAAGAAAATGTACCCAAGAATACACCGGAGAATAGAGAACTATTTACTGGGACTAGCATACAACTTTGCTTATACATATCATGACCAAATGGAACAAGCTATTGAATTTCACAATATAAATCTTAAAGATAAGAGAGACATTGAATTTGTTAAAAGAAATTTGTTTGATTGGGTAAGTTCATCTAGTGGAAATGGTAGTAATTTTAGCAATTATTACTTTCAGATGATAACTCAAGAAATTATCAAACTATTAAAGAAACACGAACTATACACTAAAAATTTATCACTATGAATACAATAAAACTAACAGACAGAGAACTAGAACTAATAAAAGATATGTTAATTGAAAAGATCCGGTACAAAGGAGTGCAGAAATTAATGGTTAACATACAGAATCAACTGCAAGAACAAATGGAACTAATTAGAAAAAGTAAAGCAAATAAACAAAGTGAATTAACAGATACAGAATAAAATAAAGTGAAAATAATTTGCATATATGGGATTTATTTCGTAGTATTGTAAACAGAAACACATTAACTAAAACTAAATAACTATGGAAAAGGATATAAATTTTTACAGAGAATGTTTAAGGATAGAATTAGCAAAACCTCTACACCAAACAGATTTTATGTACATGCGACACTTAGATAATATAATAAATAAACTTAAAACTAAATAACTATGAGAACAAGAATGAAAGTAGACTATTTCCCTGATATCGATGAATTTGCAGAAGAACTATACCTTAAAAGATTAAATAACGAAATACCCAAGAGAATAACAAAGAAATTTTGTTTGGAAATTCTTAGGTTTATGTCCTTTAAATATGTTGGATTAGAGATGAACGATTACAACTGTCATTTTGAAGAAGAAGACTATAGACTTGCAGATGAATTAATAGATAAATATAGCTTATAAAACTAACTAACTATGACTAATAAAGAATTTACATGTTTCAACGAATGGAAGAAACAACTAATAGAATACAAATCTAAAATACATTGGATAGATAAGAATGGAAAGAATCACTACTTATGGTCTAAGACACCAACACTGGATCAAAATGGTAATGTAGATTACAGAAAACTATCTTATACTAACAAAGTAAACAGTATAAATACATATCGCTGGATATGTGAAAACAAACCGGAATTACTAACTAAAGATAGTAGTTGTTAGATTTTTAGTTTGATTTGGGGGGAGATATTTCTCCCTCTTAATCATCAACTAACACCACTATCATCAACTAAAAAAATTACTAACTTAAAAACTAAAACTATGGAAAAAAGAAAAAGTTTCAACTTATACAAGTCAATTACAAGAAAAAGAGATATTTTAGATTACATAATGGATTACGAATCCGGAAACATGTCCGATCTTGATACACTTAAATTATTTAGCGAACTTATTAAAAATGGAATGGCTTGGACTTTACAAGGACATTATGGAAGAACTGCAAATAGTCTAATTGAGAACGAATATCTAATGGACAATGGAGATTTTAATGAGGGGAAATTAGAGAACATAGGTATCCTCTGATACAAATAGTTACTTACATTAGAGGTAGAGGGAGTAGGAGTAGGAGTAAAAGATATATATATTTTTATATAAAAATTATATTACTAACATACTCACTCTACTAATAATAGCCGGAAGTTACAAGAAAAAAATGACAATGTCAAGTATTAACGAAAAAAAATAAAATTATGGAAAAATATCAATGCAGATTTACAGCAAGATTTGGGGCATACTCAATGGAAAAGTATGATTTACCAACAGATAATGAAGAAGAAATAATAAATACACTAACTGATGAAGGTTGGGAAGTGTTGGAAGTTTATGATATAAAAACTCAATAAATAAATAAAATTATGATGAAGTGGTATTACTTGAATATGAGCGACCGGGATAAAGAGCCGTATCAAGATCTTATAGACAAAACAGAATGTGCATTCTGTGGAGAAGTATTAACAGAGTATAAATTTTGTTCTGATGATTGTGCGAAAGCATTCTTCAACGACTAACTTGCATAAGTGAAAATTATTTACTATGTTAGCAACAACTTATTAAATAGAAAATGGGGAGTGTAAAAGGTAGCGTTCCTAGTGAAAAGTGTGAATAACAGCTAACGCATCACACCCTACACTCCCTTATTTCTTTAAACTAAAACTAATTAAAACTAAAATTATGGATAAGAAAAAAACTGCATATCAAGATATAGTAGACAAGATTCACTACTATATAAATAACCCACACAAAAATCCTTATGATGTATTTGATTACGAGGGAGATGAGGTTATACTGGACTCAAGTGGAGATCAAGTCACCGGAAACAACTTAAATAAAAAGAATTGGTATTATAATAAAAACAAATAAAACTAAAATTATGAGTAAGATATATATAGAAAATTCAACATTCATGGAGTATATAGATGAGTTAGCAACAAGAATAACAGAAGAAAGATTTGGAGAATATACATGGACAAGTGAGGAGTGGGATAGCGAAAATGAAGACCATTGTGTTAATAAATTTACAGATCAGGCACAAGATTTTTATAATGATGTGTATGATGAGTATGAAACACTAACTAACAATATGTTAGGTGTATATAGCAATACTGAATTAGATAATCTGGAAGATGTTGCAAGAAAATATAGAGAATTAAAATTAAATAAATAAAATTATGGAAACAAGAAACGATTTAGATTACGCAAACTCTCAACCAAATGAGAATGAAATGAAAGAAAAGAAGTTAAGTCTTATGAAAGATAAGGATAAGATTATACAATGGTATGATCATTTTGTTGACTATGTCAATCAAGTAGATCCAAACCTGTATAATGAAGCATGTGAATACTCTGACAACGCAGAGGAAAGTATATAACAATTAAAACTAAAATTATGACAGATAAAACAAATCACATATACGAAGATACATTTAAAGTAGACATTAAGTATACATACGATAGAAAACACAACAAGGTTTACGATATAGATTCTGCTGTTAAAGAATTTAATACACTAATAAAAAGATTAATGAAATAGAATTATGGATATATTTATAACGATAACAATGTCTTTTGTAGCCTTGTATGTATGTTTATTTCTAACTATATTTAGTTGTATTTTTATGTTAGGAGTATTTCTAGGGATCGTACAACCTATCTTAAGACTCATTAAAAAATTACATCATGGATAGTATAGTTTTTAGAAAAACACATAACTTAAATTTTGCTGTAGAACAAATAGGTAAGAAATCTAAATCTTGTAATGATTATATTCAAGAAAAGAAATTACAAAGAATAATAAAGCAAAGTTTAAAAGATCAAGAAACAATAAAAGATCTGATCGGTGTAAAAGGTTTTGGCAAAACAGAAGAATCAGTAATTGAGAATATAAAAATAGTTATTCAAGATAAGATACTAGCATTGAATGGTAAAGAGATCAAGCATTATATTGAGGAATTACAGAAAGTGCCAGTCTCATCTTGTATTAAACAGATTAGAAAAAAATACTCATAACCCTGATCTTGAAAAAAGCTTTCAGAAATAGTAGGATAAGTGAAAATTATTTACTAAATTGCAATTAAAATTAACTTAAATTAAATTAAAATGACTAAACTTAAAACAATAAATATCAAAGGAAAGAAGTATGTAGAAGTCAACGAAAGACTTAAGTACTTTAGATCAAATTACCCTAATCATTCATTAGTATCTGAGATAACTCATATCGATTCAGAAATGGTAGTAATAAAATCAGATATACTAGACTCAGAAGGTAATAGGCTAGCAACTGGACACGCACATGAAGAAAAGTCTGCTAGTTTTATAAACAAAACAAGCTACGTGGAAAACTGTGAAACATCATCATGGGGTAGATGTTTAGCTAATTTTGGTATAGGGATTGACGAGTCTGTAGCTTCAGCTAACGAAGTAGATATAGCTATTAAAAAGCAGAATATGAAATCTACAGCAAAGAAGATGACTATAGAAGTTTATCAAGCTATGATGAAGTCTATCAAAGACGGCAATAAGGATCTTGTTACTGAGCATATGAATAAATATGATATGACTAAGGCTCAGAAAGATGCAATAACTAAAGCTATTAACGAAACAGCATAATAATTATGGATGAGATAATAAAAAAGTTTGCCTCTGACGAGGTTTACTACAGCGACTATTCTTTTGTAACTAACTCACAGCTAGGATTAATTAAACGTAGCCCAGCAACCTATCAACATTATAGGGACAATCCTAGTGATCGACCTATTACTAAGGCACTTAATTTTGGTAGAGCGTTTCATATGTGTATGCTTGAGCATGATAAATATGAGAAAGAAGTTGTGGTAGAGCCAGATGTGAACAAAAGAACTAAAGCTGGTAAAGAGGAATACCAAAAGTTTTTAGATCTACACAGTGGAATGACAATACTATCGCATGATGAGGATGAGTCTCTAACTGGCATGAGAAAAAAGTTAACATCCTCTGTTGAAGCTATGGAATTATTATCTGGTGGTATTGCTGAACAAGTTAATGTATGGAATGATCCAGACACTAAAATAGCGTGTAAAGGAAAGGCTGACTACTGGAATAAAGACAGGAATATTCTTGTGGATATAAAGACAACTCAAGACTCTAGCCCTGATGGATTCAGAAAGTCAGCTTATAAGTATGGATATGACAGGCAAGCCTCTTTTTATTTAGATGGGTTTGGTGTAGACCAGTTTTGGTTTATAGTTATAGAAAAGTCGGCTCCATATAACATGGCTATATATAATTGTAGCGAAGAATTTATAGATGAGGGTAGAATGAAGTATAAAAAATTATTAGATATGTATAGCTTATACTTTATTCAACAACTTTTTGATCCATACGAACATGTATATACAGGAACTTTATAAAAATTAAAATTATGACTAAATTATTTAAAACATTAAAACAAAACAAGGTAACTAAAAATAAAGTAGGAGAGATAACAGGATTGTCTATACCTACAGTTAGGAAATACCTTAAAAACCCAGACTTATTCTCTGTGGGAGATGGTAAGAATATTGTAAAACACTTAAACAAACAAAATTATGAGTACACTTTTGGAGAACTATTTAACATTAAAGAATAGTTTTAGAGATAGATCTTTTGGTAACACACTTCTTTTAATCACTGGAACATTTAAAATAACACCTAATCAAATTATGGCTAGTGGAGGTAGAAAAAGAAAACTTGTACAAGCTAGAAATATGTTATGCTACATGATGTATAACAAAATGGACTATAGATTAGAAGACGTGGCTGAAAGAATCGGATACAGAAATCACACCTCTGTAATGCATGCTTTAAACATGCATGATGTTGATCTTAAATTTGATATGTCATATGCAGAAAAATACCAAATAGTTGTGGATGGTCTAAAGATAGAAGATCCTCACGAAACTGGTGTTGACTTCGGAAATACCGAAGGAACTTTAAAGTCTTTTCACTACAAAATATTAGTAATAGAGAGTAGAATGGAAGCTTTAGAGAAGTTTATTAATTAATTAACTAACTAAAATTATTTTATTATGAATAATGAGAACATTTACTGCGGAAGCGGTACAGAGAAGGTCTTCGATGAAGGAAGATCTCTTGTTAACTTTTCACTGGATCTAGCTAAGCTAAAGGACCATGTGTATGAGTATAATGGCAAGAAATATGTTAACCTTACTATTGGTGCCAACAGAGACGGTGCTAATGAGTACGGAAAAACTCACTATGTTAAGATAAATACGTTTAAGCCAGAGCCTCAGTCTGAGTCGAAAGAGAAGAAAGAGGAAGCTTTACCGTTTTAACTTGACACTTATGGAGGGGGATATAGGGGTATGTCCCTCTCTATATAAAAAACTAAACTATGTATTTAAAAATATCTGAACATACGTCTATTGATAGCAATTCTGTTGCTGGTTTTTCTTGCGAAGGAAGAATACTTTATATAATAAGAAAAAACCATGACAAACCTTTAGATATTATATATGATACAGAAGAAGAATGTAGCAAAATATTTCAAAACCTAAATAATCATTTTAAAAGTAAAGATCTAGTCACACCACTATCATCAGTTACAAAAACAAAAGAGGACAGAGAAGTAAAATTAGCTATGTTTAAAGCATTTTGGAATCTGTATAACAAAAAGACTGGTATGCAGAAATGTCAGGATAAATTTCTTAAGTATGGGTTAGCTACAATGCAGACCATAATAGACGCTGTACCTACATACGTAAAAGAAACTCCTGACCCAAAATTTAGAAAGCACCCACTTACTTGGTTGAATGGAGAATATTGGAAAGATGAAAAAGTAAAAGAGGAAGAGAAAAAGAAACAAGAATTTAATGTAAACGATTTATTTAAATGAGCCTAAATAATGATAGAATACGTATTAATAAAACACAAGGGGAGGTAAGACATATATGTTATAATTGTTCTGGAGATCGCAAGAAATCTAACGAAAAATGTCTAGCTATAAATGCGGAAACTGGAGCGTACTTGTGTCATCACTGCGGAGACAGTGGTATTATTAATCAATATAAAACATACGAAAAACGAAAGGATATAGAATATTCTAGACCTGAAATGCACAATTCTACTGGATTGTCAGATGAGATGGTAGACTGGTTTAGATCAAGAGGTATATCTCAAAAGGTTTTAGTTAAAAATAAAATAACACAAAAGAAGGAATATATGCCACAAGTGTCTTCAAATAGAAACGTAATATGCTTTAATTACTTTAGAGATGGAGAACTTGTGAATATAAAATACAGGGACGGAGAAAAGAATTTTAAGCAACATAAAGACGCTGAGAAAATATTCTACGGTCTAGATGATATAAAAGATCACAAGGATGTATATATAGTAGAGGGAGAAATGGATAAGCTATCTTTAAACGAAATAGGAATAGAGAACTGTGTATCTGTACCTGATGGGGCACCTAATCCTGGCACTAAAAACTATGATAATAAATTCTCTTATCTAGATAACTGCTGGGAATATTTTCAAGAAATGGAAAAGATATATATATGTTCAGATAATGATGCAAACGGAAGAGTTTTGCTAGAAGAACTTAGCAGAAGAATAGGGAGAGAAAGATGTTTTATAGTTAAGTTTCCTGATGAAATAAAAGATGCTAATCAAATGCTTGTAGATCAAGGTGTATTAGCTTTAGAAAAAATATTAAAAGACGCTGAACCGTATCCAGTAGATGGTATTTTTACTGTTAAGTCTGAGCAAGACTACATGATAGATGTATTTAACAACGGTAAAAAGAAAGGACTAACTACAGGATATCAAGTATTAGACAATCACTATACCCTCAGAACTTCAGAACTAGATGTGTGGACAGGTATTCCAGGCTCAGGTAAAACAATGATGGCTATGCAAATAATGTTAAATGCCTCTGTTTTATATGGGTGGAAGTGGGGAATATTTTCTCCAGAAAACTACCCAGTGGGGGACCTGTTCGACACTCTAGCTGAAATGTATATAGGCAACACATCTGATGTAGATGTAAGTGATAGAATGAGTATATATGAATACGAGAAAGCTATAGAATTTTTAAACGATCATTTCTTTGCTATATATCCTGAAGATGATTTTAGTCTTGATAATATATTATCTAAGTTTAAACACTTAGTTCTGAGACATGGTATAAAAGGTTGTTTACTGGATCCATTTAATCAGTTGGACCACAAGTTCCAGGGTAAAGATGAAACAACATATATAGGAGAGTGCTTGACTCAGATAAGAAGGTTTGAGCAGGTTAATGATCTTAAGTTTATTATTATAGCACACCCAAGAAAGATGGATAGAGATGATCAAGGTGGTTATAAAAAGCCTACAGCGTATGACATCAGTGGTAGTCAGAATTGGTTTAATAAAGCGGATAATGTTATATGTATACATAGAGATGATGCTATGGATATAAACAATACTTCAGTAGCCTTTAGTGTGCAAAAAGTTAAGTTTCAAAAGCTTGTAGGTGTTCCAGGAGAAGAGTCTTTAAAATATGATAGAAGGTCTGGTAGATATTTAGATCACCAAATGAGTTGCCCGCTAGATGGTGTTAGCCAAACACATAGTTTATGGAGGGAGAAAACTACATACTCACCAGAACAGGAATGGATAACTAGGAAAGATTTAGAATGAGAAAACAGATATACGTATTAACTATTGAGTGCTCTTACCAGAATGTAAATAAAAATAAGGTGGGAAAAAAAGTAGTAAGTAAAAATATAAACCATATAACTATACATAATGTTTTTACAGAAAATACTATTGAAAGTCTGCAAAATTGTAAAAGATCTATGAAGAAAATAGAACGTGAAATAAAGAAAAAAAATAAAAAAGAAGTAAAAATAAAAGTAGATAAAATTTTAGACTCACTGCCAGTTGGCATGAGTAACGATATATATTAACCAAAATTACTAATTATGAAGAAGATATTTTTTATTGCGTTGATGCTGACGGGTCAGCTATTCGCACAAATTGAAAGTGGTTTATATTACTCTGAAGATGTATATATGTCTGACGTTGATGATTTTATGCCCTATAACACTGTAAAAATAGAACCAACTCAATATTTAGACATAACAAATGACGGTATAAGAATATTTCCCCAAAATACTTTTGGAGTGTATCACGCATGGAAACATATAGGAATGTTTGCTGGCTATGACACATATATATTAACCAATAACACAAAAGTCTGTCATGTGCCAGAAGAAAGTATTATATACTATTTTTATGAATATGAATATGATCACTTTGAGTTTAAAAGACTTATAGAATTTCGTAACGTAACACGAATCTCAGACTCCGTAAGTGGTAATTATTTAATGGAACTAGAATGAAAAGAAAAAGAAAATATAATAAAAAAGTAAGGAATGCTACAGCCACCACATTTAATGGCGTTAAATTTAAATCAAAGTTAGAGAAGTTTACATACCAATGCCTTAAGGTGGCTGGCATACCTTTTAAGTACGAAGAAGATAGGTTTATTTTAATAGACAAGTTTAGATATGAAGGAGAATGTATTGAGAAAAAGAAAAGCAAAGGAAAGAATGTGTTTGTAAGATCCTCTGAAAATATATCTCAAGCCACTTATCTTCCTGACTTTACCAATCTTGAGCAAGGATGGATCATAGAATGTAAAGGTTTAAGAACAGAGGCGTTTAATCTTAGATGGAAATTATTTAAAAACATGCTTGCAAAAGAGAAAAAAAGTTACGATCTTTACATGCCAGGGACACAGAAACAAATAATGGAGGTTGTTGAAAAACTTAAGTTAAAAAACAATGATTTCAAAGGAAGACAAAGCAAGGTCGGACAAAAAAATAAGAAGAGAGTCCCAGCTAGAGGCAGAAAAAAACGGAATGGATCTTAGGTCTAAACCGTATAAGAATAAAAAGAAATATACAAGAAAGAATAAACATGTTAAAGACAGTTTTTAAATCACTATTAGGAGACGCTTCAAAGATTATTGATGAAGTTGTAACAACTAAAGAGGAGAAACTAACCTTAAAGTTACAGATGAAACAAATGATTGAGAACGCTAAAGCTAGTGCTCAAGAACAGGTGACTAGAAGATGGGAGGCTGATGCTAAAGCTGGATGGTTGCCAGCTAATATTAGACCTTTGACTCTAGCCTTTTTAACTGTTATGCTGGTGGTTATGTCTTTCTTTGATGGTAATGTAGGGGAGTTTAAAATGAATCCAATGTACGGTCCAATTTACACCCAGCTCCTACTTGTAGTATACTCAGCGTACTTCGCTGGTAGATCAATCGAGAAAATAAAAAATAATAATAATAAAATTAAAGACAATGGAAAATAAAAAACTAGAAGAAAAAGAAATCAAAGAACTTCAGGAATTAAACGCTGAAAAAAATACACTAACTGTAAACTTCGGAAGATTAAAAACAGACATGATCTTAGTAGACGCTAAGATGAAAGAACTTATCAAGATGGAGGAAGATATGGTTGCTAAATTTAAAGGTAACGAAACCAAAGGTAAGAAGATGATGGAAAAAATGAATAAGAAGTATGGTGACGGAACAATTAATATAGACAACGGAACATTCACTCCAACAGCTAAAACAGAAGATGGGAAAAGCTAATGCTAGAAATAAAGCTAAAAGAAAAAAGCTAACAGAATTAACAGCACTACATAAGAAAATGAATAAGTGCAAAGATGAGTCTGATAAGAATAGTATTCAGATGAAAATTAATTCAATAAAGTCTAAGCTGTAAACAATAAACCCATCGGAGAGATGGGCTTATCGAAACTTAAAACTAAAACTATGTAAACACGAATGTGTAACACACATTCAATATACAAATATTTGTTCGGTTTTTCTAAATTTATTTAAGAAATTTTATTAACAATCGTGATCGTAATAGGTTATAGTAACGTCTTCACCGTCTTTTATAGCCTTTGCTATCTCAGGATATATACGCATGTAAGCTCTTGTTGATGACCCTACAAAACCGTTCTTCTTGATTTGATTATTTTCCTGGGAGTCCCCCACAAGTAAACACCCAGCGGTGTCTTCATCAGTATTTCCACAATGAATAAGTATATACTCAAAACCAGGAACGTTAAGAACGTGGAGCATGCCAATATGAATATCAGCAAAACGATAAGAATACTTTTTATGATACCCACCAACGGTTCTAAGACCAAGTTTATAAGTACCCGCAGGTATTCTAGTTTCTCCATATTCCTTAACATCTCTTTGTTCATCCTCTAAAGTGTAGCATAAGAAGTTTCTCTTCTCGTCTTCTACAGAAAACAAAAGACCATTAGTAGAATCAGCTTCACTAGAGAATCTTATTACCTCAAGTTTCATTTACGCAGATATAAATAACATGTACTCAAAAGTCATGGTAGTTGCTACGCTTGGAGTAACCTTAACATCATTGTCATCATCGTGAGCTCCCCAAGGCATAAACATCCAGTCTCCAGCATAAAGTCTACCTATTTCTTCCGCATTGATAGTAACAGTAATATACTCTGATCTAGTTGTAGAACAGTTTTTAATGTATACTTTATGAGCTTTATTAGCACCATAAGTTGTAGCTGGAGTAGCGTTAAACAAAGTAACAGTAGAAACTGATGTAGTTGTTTTTCTAGCTGGACCTTTAGCTTGTGTAACTCCAGTGTGTGTGCCAGCATCATATAATGTAGCTGTAGCAGTTAAACTAAGTGAGTCTGTTAATAGATCACTAGAAGATAATGTAATTTGTGCAGTCGTTGTCGCCATTTTTAATTAATTTATTATGTTAAGATGCTATTATAACCATATATTCTACCGTAACTGAAGTCGAAACATTAGGAGTCAACTTTACGTCTGTATCTCCATTCCAAGGAATAAACATCCAGTCTCCAGCATATAATCTACCAACAGTTTGACTCGCAAGTTTAACATCAACTCTGTCAGAAGCTGTTGATCCAACATGCTTTAAATAAATCTTATGAGCTTTATCATTAGCATAATCAGCTTCAGCAAGTAAAGTGTACTCAGAATTAGATGTAGTTATTTTTCTAGACAATCCGCTAGTTTCAGTAACTCCAGTTGTGCTAGCAGTATCGGTTAAAGTAGCTGTAGTGGTTAAACTTAAAGCATCAGAAGTTAAATCGCTAGATGTTAACGTAATTTGTGCAGTTGTTGTCGCCATTTATTTTTATTTTAAATTGTTAACTAATTTTTTATCAAATATAATCATTTTTTATCTGTAAAACAAAAACATTGTCTAATTATTAAATAATTCTTCCACAGGGTTTATACCCCCTCCCATGAACTTCATTGTTCCACTATTATTACTTCCAATGACTTTATTTAAACCCTCTTCATAATAGCTTTGATCTTCTGGGTCATTGTTCATGTTAAGAATCCTTTTTACATAACCTTTTGTTTCAGGGTTTAGTTTCTCCACAAAGTCAACTGATTGATATATGTCAAAACCATTTTCTTTCATGTTGTTTAAAAATTTAACAGCTTTAGTGGGTCCCATATTATATCCCATAAGAGTTTTTACCACCTTAACAATCTCTGGAGACTCCCCATCAAAATTAACCCCCTGAACCCAATCTCTACCATATATATTATCCATGTAACCCCTTTGAGCCACCTTAGCATGAGATGGATTAAAAGGATCGAAATTGTCATCAACTATACCTAACCTCTTCAACTCCTCCTCTGTATTTGGAGTTATTTGAGCTAATCCTCTAGCGTTATCTGGAGATACAGCTTTTGGATTAAAACTAGACTCTTGGAAGGTTTGTCTGTCAAAAAATTCATCATTAAAACCCTCAAAAGCGTATGAATATCTATCCACTCCTATGTCAGGTATTTTATCACTATCCTTATCAATAAAAGATCTAGACTCCTGTTCTGTTTTAGGTCCTATTTCTTTCTCTTCTATTTTTTTATTTAGCTTAGCCATTATATTTCAAAACCAAAGTTCAGGATCATAAATCTAAATCTTTTGCAGCTACCCTTTTTGTTCTCACAAACTAAGCAGGGGCAAAACATTAACTCAAATACAGTAAGTGTACTTATTCTGAATGTTAATTCGTATTTATCTTTTTTATTTCCTGATGTCCAGGAGTTAATCCAATTAATCATATTATTTGTTTTTAATTATTACTAGTCTCCAAAAGGAACGTCTTCATTCAAATCAGATGCCTCTTGTTCTACCTTTTTTTTAACCTTTTTACCACCATTGTACTCAACAGCGTGACCTTCACTAACTAATGTTTCATTAACATTAATAGGTAAATCTAAGTTGTCAGGATATACAGTTAGAACTCCTAACACCCTACCATATTTACCAACCTCTTTACTTTCTACAACTAAACTACCTTGATCTAAAATCTCATTCAATCTATACTTTGCTGCCAAACCTCTTTTCTTTTCTTCTAAGTCTCTAGTTCTAGACTCTGGAGTATCTATCCCCGCTAATCTAACTCTTTTATGAACAGTGATATCAAACCCAAGATCTATATTAACATCTATGGTGTCTCCATCGACCACCCTGTCTAATTTTGCTTTATAAGTATACATATTAGTTGAATTTTGCAAGCATAATATTGTCTATGCTTTTTTGAACTTTCTTTTTGTCAGCGTCTAATTGAAACATTATATTGGCTTTGAACCTTTCTTTTTCATCACCGCTTTCAAATATTATGACTGTGGGTATGCAAGTTATATTATACTCCTTCTGAATATCAGGATACTTACCTATATCAACCCTATACTTTGAGCAGTCACTTAAACTAGATAGATCCGCAAACTCATTAGAAGAGTTCCAGTCTACCCAAAATTCTACAGCTACAATGTCTTTAGCTATTTTGTCATTAAAGTTGTCAGAATTTATAAACTCTTGACCTGAAGCTTTAGAGCCAACAATAAGGACTAATATAAATATTAGTAATAATTTTAAATCCATGTATTTCATTGTAGTCTATCTATTTTGTCTCTAAGGTACTTTATGTCCTCTTTTATTTCTTTAACATCTTCCTGGGTTGAATAAATTGAGGCTCTTATATTTTCGTCCTTCATTTTAAACTCCATTTGAGTAACCTCTGGCTTAGGGGGTTCAGGAAGTAATTTTGCTTCTTCAATATCAGCTTGTAGTGTAAACCACATACCAACTAATGTAGCTATTAAAAATCCTATACCGCCTAATGTTTTTAGACTAACCTCAAATTTAGAATCTTCAGATATTTCTTTCATGACTATTTCTTTTTTTTGTTAACTCTACATTTCCATTTTCTAAGTGCTAAAGCTTTTCTTGTTGGTCTCCCTTTTTTATCTTTCATAGGACCTTTCATTCCTCCCATTCTAGCACAAAAAGACTTACGTCTCTTAGCAGCTTTACTTCCCCTTTTAACTTTACCAGTAACGGGAGCCGCTAATTTACTTCCAGGGTTTTCTCTTTTGTAAGAGTCTCTACCCTTTTTATTTAATCCTCCAGTAGGATTCTTACCTTCCTTTCTTTTCCATGCAGCTGACTTCGCCATATTATTTTCCTACTTTTTTCATAGCTATATCGTGAGCCTCATCAAATGTCTTTCCACTTTGCATAAGCTGAATCATCATTTGCATATGTTCATCACTGTGATGCTCTTTATGGTTTTCTAGTTTTTTCTTTTGACTATCTGTCAACTCTCTTTTTTTCTTATTAAGCTTCATTCCCTTTTCACCTTTAGGAAATCCCTTTTTCATATCAGCGTAAGCCTCTGGACTTATTGTAGAATCTTTTTTAGATCTACTCGTTCCATCTTTTTTTCTCTTATTTATGTTAGCATACAAACTCATTTCTTAGCAAATTTTTCTACACCACTGATCCCAAAACAACCCAATACACACCAGACGAAGCTGTCGTATACGAATTTATTTATGACAAGATCTTTTCCAACCCAGCCAGTAACTAGATCAGCGACCATTATTATACACATTATTATAAAAGCTATAAAACCAACTATAGCCTTCTCATTCCAATCGTTATTGTTTTTAAATATATTCATTATTCTATAAATCTAGGTCGCTTCGCTTTCTGCATCGCTGATGGATCAAACTCTCCTGGTATATCATCAGTCTTCATGTTATCCTCTCTCAGTTTATTACCCATTTCCATCGCAAATTTTGCTATCACTTGTTCAAACTGATCAGGATATTGTTTCGAAAAATCAACTATATTTACCAGGTACATTTTCAACTGTTCTTCCATGTCATCAAACCTCTCTGTTCTTGTTTTATCGTATCCTTGTTCCTCTGCTGCCTCATCTGTTGACCTTCTTGTTTCCTCTGCTGCCTCTTCTCTTGGCATTTCTGATCCCACCTGAGGAATGGTTTTCTTTTTTAACGGAACTCCTCCGTCTTCATACTGCTGTGCCCCTGTTGTATCGTATTTTCTAGGTCTAAAAACTGTAGATGCAGGTGGTGCACCTTCAAATCGAGATCTTTCACCTCCTCCTCCACCAGATCCAGAACCAGAACTAGAACCAGAATCATCATCACCAAATAAAAGATCATCTATGAAACCAATTACTCCACCACCATTATATGTAGCAGGTTTTTTATTAAGACCTCCGCCCATGTATTTTTTATTTATTTTCATTTTATAAAGTATTTAATTTTACCATTTTCTATATATATATCTTCAGGCTTTCTAATAACTTGACCTTGCAGGTTATATAATAACCCAGATCCTTTTGATTTGTCTAACACCTCTTCAATGCCTGAATTGCAAGGTAGACCACTATCACAATCTATATACTCAGTTATAAACTCTGTCTCTACTATCGTATCTGTAACATATATCTCAACATATTCTATAACATCTATAAACATAGTATCTAAAACATCTGCATACACAGTATCTGTTACATATATGTATTGTGTCTCTATTACCGTTTCTATTACTGTCTCTACTATCGTATCAGTCTCATATATATATTCATACTCAATTACAGGTATTTCTACATATACTGTATCGCAATCTTCTGATGGAGGTGGTCCACACTCTTCAGGAGAAGTAGGTTCTGTGTCTTGCTCATCGCTTCCATCCGCACAATCATCCCACCCATCGTTAAGATAAAAAAGTCCACCTTCTCCATTAGGAACACATCCATTAGGAGAATATTGAGTCCAGTTTGCTGGATCGTCTCCACAGAAAAAACCATTTTGCTCTACACAATCTAAACACAGTTGTTGAAAGTCATAACCTTGAGAAAAAGAAAATGAGCTTATAAATGTAACAAATAAAAATATCAACCTATTCATAATTAAAATATTAAATAATTAAAACCAAACTTCACTTCATATACTGGCTTCATCCAGTAACGCATGTGAGTTCCTTCTACAAACATTCCTAAGTGCTTAGTTACTCTAGATCCAAACACTAAACCAGCATCCCACTCTAAATTATCCCAATCTTCAACTCCATACTCAAAAGAATATTCATCTAAACCATAATGAAAAGGCATGCAATTAGCCCAAACATGTAACCATAACTTATCTGTATACTTATAATATGCTAATCCTATAACAGCACTTAATTCCTTTTGAAGTCCAAGATTTTCTAATTCTCTTTCATTGTATGTTGCAACTGCATCTCCGAAGTAGTGGTTGAAGAACTCATCATTTGAGGTAGCTACTAAAACGGAGTCTCCACCACTAACATCGTACCAATTCTGGTTCACGTAAAAACCTTGAACCCATTGTTCTGGAGCATACCCAAAGTCTTGAGCCAGTTGTTGAAAACTAGACTCGCCAGGCACCCAGAAGTCTTCTATAGGGGTAACACCATATACTGGATGTAAACGAAAGACTCCACCTAATGTAAAGTCCCAATTACCTTTATTTATTCTAAACCTAGTGTCAAACGACGCATATCGTAAGTTAACTCTCTGATTGTCAGTGAATTGAGCTTTTGTAACACAACTATTACCTAAGTATCTTAACCATAGTTTTTGATCAACAAATTTCTCACCTCTATTTCTTATAAAAGAAAAATTAAGTAAATATTCCCATCCTACAGCGTTACCTAAAGTAACATTGTCAGCTATAGCTTTTTCAGTTCCGTAATACCAAGTCTTCACCTTATACTCATAATCAAATCTAGCAATTTTTCTGAGTCCTACGGTTAAATTATAATCATAAGGGTGAACAGTAGTAACATCTTCATAACCTTTATCTTGAGCTGTGTAGTCTCCCCTTTCAGTAAAAGAGGTATTCATAGTCATTGAAGTGTAGAAAGTTGAGTATTTAAAAAAGTCTCCCTGACCGAAAGCGG